CGTGTGCATTGCCTGCACTTGTTGGTGGGCCCGCTGCTCGCACAGTGCACGCTCGCGCTCGGCGCGAATGCTCTGCTGGTGCACGTTGTAGCGGTACCCCAGCCAGATCCCCAGCAAGGCGGCCGCCAATGGCAAGCCCACATGGCGCAACCAATTCCCGGCCCAGAACCAATCAATCATCGAAGAGGTCCGCTTCCCGCCGGCGGCGAATGACCAGGCCATCCATCACGCGCCCGGCGCTGTAGACCCAGCGCTTGAACTCGGCGTTGGCGCCTTGGTAGTCGCCCAGGTTCAGGCGCTGCAGCAAGGTGGAACGCGCCAGGTTCAAGGGGCCCAGGTTGAAGGTGAAATCCACCAGGGCATTGAACTGGCCCTGGGTCAGGGGGACGGTGACCAAACGCTTGACGGCGCGCGAAGCGCTGGCAATGTCCTCCATCAACCACTCCTCGGCCTGGCGGTGACCGATCTCCAGGCCCTCATGCACTTCGGGCCCAGTGTGGCCGTAGCCGATGGTCCAGGGCGCGCCGTGGCTGCCCGGGTCGGGGTAAGCCTTCAGACGCAAGCCCTCGGACAGGCGCACCAGATCGATGCCCTGCAGGTCCACGCTGAGTTTGTCGTTGACCGATTTCACGGTGCCTGCACCGGTTCGGTGTCCTTTTTCATGAGCAAGGCCGCGCCGTGCGTGGAGCACAGGATGCCGATGGCCTGAGCAAACTGCATCAGGTCCACCGCCCCGGTCTGCACCGCGTTCCAGGCCGCTCCCACGATGGTGGCCAGTGTGGTGATGAGCCAGGACCAGCGCGCCAGGTCATGCGTGCAGTTGTCCTTGCCCGTGACCATTTGCCGGATCAGGTTCATAGCGGCTTGCCCCCGTGACCTGCGCCGTAGATGGCCGCCCAGATCGCGGCCAGGGCCCCGGCAATCGTGGCCACCCACTTGGCCACCGTGCCCAGCACGCCAATGACGCGAAGCCCCGTCTTGGCCAGATCAAAGGCGTCCTTCATTTCCCGCGTGATGGCCATGTTTTCGGCAATCACCGTGGCCGTGGCCAGGCTCGCCTTCTGGTTCTCCAGGATCATCTGCTCGATGGCATCCATGCGCTCGATGCCCTTGGCAAAGCGCTCATTGACCAAAGCCTGGAACGCTCGGAACTCTTCTGGATTCATGGCACGCCTCCTAGGGATGGATCGATTTTAGCTATCATTTTGATAGCCTATCAAGTCAAAACTGGGTGACCAGCAAATTCAGGGTGACATCCGACAGCGTGGGATCCTGGGGAATGGCTGCGGTCACGGAGAACACATCACCCACCTCGAAGGTGGTGGCGGTGGTGCTGAAACTGGTGCTGCCGTTGCTCTGGATCACCAACTGACCGATGGACGTGCCGTTTTTGGCCAGGGTCCAACTGGTGGAAGTGGCCGTTGGCAGGGTGCCCACCAGCACCTTGCTGCCCGCAAAGTTCGCCAACGCCTGGCAGCGCGCGTTGATCACGGCGCTGACCACTTTGGCCCCGGCTGCCGGTTTGCCCCCGATGAAGTACGACAGGTAGGTGCTTTGCTGTGAGCCCAGGCCGGTGAGCACGTAGGTGCTGGCAGACACCTGATCAAGCGTCTGCTCGGACTGGCCGTAGATGTTGAAACTGGTGAGCTTGATGAAGAACTGCTGGCCGATGTAGGCACTGCTGGGCAGGGTGTACTTGAGACAAACGTTGTTGAGCAGCGCAAAGTTGGCCCCTTGGTCGTGGGCACTGGTGGTGCTGCCGAACTGGCCGCGGTACAGCCCCGTGAGGTCATACACCCCAGCGGCCACCAGCGTGGCGGTGGTGTAACTCAGGTATTCGCCGCCCACGTAGCACAGCGAGCGTCCCGCCTGGGCGTCGATGGCCGAGACCGACATCAACTGAGCGTCCTCTTGCACGTTCACGCGCAGCGTGTTGACGTTGTCCGGGTTGGTGCCGCTGTAGGCCGGCAGAGCACTGGCGGTGGCGCCATAGACACAGCCCAGCGGGATGCGCCCGATCGTCTGGTAGCTGTTGCCGTCCAGCGAAATCCAGACCCTCGCCCCGCCCCAGGTGCTGGCATTGCCATTGGAGAAAAACCAGACCTGGGGTGCGGCCCCGTTGAGCAAGGTGACGTTGGGCTCGAAGATCAGGGGCGCATCGGACATGCCCGGCGCCACGAAGCTGTTGCCGGTGTAGCCCTGGTTGGTCTGGCTGGGGTACTCGGGCGCCCACTGGGCGCCCTCCATGAACTCCTCGGCCGTGACCTGCAGCGTGCCATCGTCGTTTTCCACGATCTCCATGATGCGTACCGGGTACTGCAGCAGCCCCAGGTCCGCCTGCGTGAGGGAGACGATGTCCATCGGTTCGAGCAACACGTACTCCCAGGACAGGCTGAACTGGAAGGTGTTGCGCACGTAGTGCAGGCGGTTTTTCATCAATTCCACACAGCGCATGCCCGCACTGGGGTTGGATATGAAGGGGGCGGTGCGCAAATCGGCCGAACGCAGCCCCAGGTCCTCGATGCTGGCCTGGTCCTTGGACTCCACCACTGCGGCGTTGAAGTTGTTGTCCTTGTCCACCACCTGCAGCCGGATGTGGTTGTAGCAGTCGTAGGGGTCGCGGCGGCTGATCTCGACGGGCTCGGCACTGCCCCCAGTCAGGAAGTCTTCGTCGGTAAGGTGGTAACGGATGGTGTTTTGCGGGGTGTAGGTCACCCCGTTTTGCACCAGCAGCTGATCGCCGAAGGGAACGAACTTGAGGACATCGCCAGACCACACCGCGGCGGTGTTGGTCACCTCCAGCCAGTCGGCGATCCACTCGCGCGCCGCCCTCGCCCGCGCCAGCGTGTCGGAAAACCCGATGCCGTTGGCGCCGCAGTAGTTGGCGTAGCAGTTGGGCAGCACGAACAGGGAGTCGTGGTCCAGCATCGGGAAGTTCGCCCCGTACTGGGTGTTGGTGCAAAAGTCCCAGATCACCTGCGCTGGGCCCGCATCGTCTGGCCCGACGGCGGCTGTGCCCCCCAAGTGCCCGAGCACCTCGAACCACAACTGCGGGGTGTAGTTGGAAGTGCCCAGGTCAAAGGCGCTGTGGCACAGGTAGGCGATCTGGCTGTAGGAGAGCGCTGCCTCGGGGTACTCGGTGGCGGTGAAGCCCCAGGGGGCCTGACCGGTATCGCCCTCGTACAGCAACAGGCCCAAATCGGCGTAACTGGTGATGCCCTGGTTCTTCCAGACCTTCTGGCCAAGGCCCAGCACCCCCTCGCCCAGACCAAAAATGATTCCGGTGGTGTAGGTGTAACTCACGGAAGTGACCGAGCCACCGCCCTTGCCGCCCACCGAGCTTTCATGGCGGATGGCCTTGAAGTTGTCGTACCAGAGCAGGTTGGCCGCGGTCTTCACACGTCCATAAATGATGGGGATTGGCAACCCCTGGGTGGCCGACTGGATCTGCAGCGTGCCGTACCGTGTGGGCTCAGGGGGCTGCGATCCCCCACCAAAGAGCAAGCCGCTCATGCAACACCCCCCTGCCAGGCCGTGAAGTACTTCTTCTCACGATGGACAAACGGCTCCTTGTGCAGATCGGCGTAGGTCACCACCTTGTCCACCGCGTAGGCGTGGATCACCCGCGGGTAATCGATCACGATGGCCGAATGGCTGTAGGTGCGCCCGAATTTGGTCAGCACCAGATCGCCGGGAAGGACCTCTTCCTTCGAAATCTCGCGCACATAGGGCATCACGGTCTCCAGGTACCGCTCGCTGTCCCGATGCAAGTGCCAGTCCTGCGGATAGGGACGTGGATCCAGACTGGCGTCGGTGACCCCCACCACGGCATACACCCGCACCAGGATCATGGCGCAGTCCACCCCCACCCCTTTGACATCGCCGTGGTGGTGGTACGGCGTGCGCAGCCAGCTTCTGGCTTCTCGCACGATGGCGTCTCTGAAGTCTTGCTCGGTCATTTACAACCCCAATTCGCTGGACGGGATGAATGGCATGGAGGTGTTGCGACTGGTGTTGCCAAAGCGGTTCTGGCAGGTCTGCAGGGTCTTGTCGCAGCCCCAACTGGCGGCAAAGGTGTCCCCGACCTGCGGCGCGTGCGGCAGCGGGTAGGACAGCACAAAGCTCAGGCCAGTGCTGTTTTTGATGGTGCGGCGCTGGCCCGCATTGGCCCCGCTCGTGAACAGGATCGTGCCCTGCCAGTAGTTGCCCGAAGTGGCACTGGCCCAATAGACCAAGGAGGGTGTGGAGACGGCGTCCACCACCCCGTCCTGGGTGAAGCTGGACTTGGTCAGGCCACAGTTGGTGTCGTAGAGGGTGTGCACACAGGCGCTTTGCCACTGGCGCCGGGGCATCTGCAGGTCCAGCAGTGCCATGTTGGATTTGACCGAGATCTCGGCCTGCAGTCGGGTGATGGCGCGGATGGAGGAGACATAACCCGTGAACAGGGTCACCTCCCCCACCACCTCGCCCCATACTTCCATGTAGGCGCGGGCGCGCCGGATCTTGGCGCCATCGAGCGATCCGCTGCGCACAGCGTCCAGGAACGACAGGCCATCGAGCAGATGGGTTCGCTGCGCGGCAATCACCACCGTCTGCTCGTCCGCGTCCATGCCCGCCGTGATGCGGTAGCGCAGGCCGGAGATCTGTACGCCATAAGGGTTGTAGGTGATGCCCTGCGAGGTCACCACCCGGTCCGCCGTGGTCAGATGAAGCACATTGGTGCTCAGTTGCGTGATCGTGAACAGGTCTGCGCATATGAACTGGCGTTTGCTTTGCAGCAACTCCTGCAGGGCGGGACTGGCAGTTTTCATGGCTTGACGGACTGGATGGAGAGTTTCTGCAACTGCCACAGATCGAACATGAAGTTGTCGTAGTCCTGGCTGTCCTCGGCAAAACGCACCCGGTAGTACCAGGTGAAATCGATCCAGACGCTGGTGCCCACCGCAGGCGGCGCCGCAAAGACGATCTGGTTGGGGCTCACGAACGTCCAGCCCGTGGTCTGGGGCTGGGCCAGCGTGGCGCCTGGCGCCTGAAACCGGATGGCCAGCGAACTGCTGTCCACATAGCCACAGGGCTCGGTGAAGCCGCCATAGGTCTTGCTCAATGTGAATTTGGTGGTGGCCCCGTCCCCCACCGCCAGCAGATGGTCCTGCATGAGGTTTTCTTCACTGGGGTCGCGGTACAGGAAGGTGTCAAAGCTCCCCGCGCGCGCCAGAAAGAAGCCCATGAGTTGCTGCAACTCGGTGTGGGCATCGGCGCGCAGGAACTCGTACTTCATCTCCCACTCCCAGATCGGGTAGGCGTAGTTGGAGATGCGCACCTCGCGTCCGGAGACGTGGCTGGCGATGGCGGTGTTGAATTTGGGTCGTTTTTTGACGTGCCAGGCCAGGCCGGGCAGCGTCGGCAAGAGGTGATCGCTCACGGGTTGCAACTCCTGGGTCAAGGGGGAAGGTTCATCCAGGCCGTACATGACCTGCAGCACCAATTGGCGGGCCAGCGCCGCAGACGGTGCCTCCAGCAGCCAAGCCGATGCCAGCAGTTGGACGGCGGCGTTGGCAGGCCGCGTCACCAGCGCCTCACTCACCACCTGCGCGCTCTGGTGAGCGCTGACGACGGCCGGTTCGTAGAGCACGCTCAGGCACGACTGGCCGCTGCGGATGCCGCCCGACTCCACCAACAGCAGCGCGCTCACGCGCGATGCGCAGGCATGGCCGGCACCGTCCAGCAGGGCTTGCAGGTTGACCTGGGAGTACATGCGGGCCTCAACTCATCGTCTTGTAGCCAATCTGCGCCGCATTGGCTTCGGCCACGGTCCAGGGACTGCCGGTATCGGGGTTGGTGGCCCAGACGGTGGATTTGTAGGAAAAAGTGGAGCCCAGGTTGTAGGTGGCCCCCACCGCCTCGGTGCTGCCGGTCTTGATCAGGTTGGCCACTGTGCGCGGGTTGGCATCGTCCTTGGCGTACATGCCCGTGACCTGCACCGCGTAGACGGAAGAATCGGTGGCCAGGTTGCCGTCCGTCGTGAACAGGTCCTTGAGCCCCACCCCACCGGTCATGTTGTAGGTCGTGGCCCCATCGCCTGAGGTCTCCTGCACCGCCCCGTGGTTGGGGGTCGGTGTGAAGGTCAGGTTGTAGAGCACGAAGTAGGACACCGAACTGAGGCTGGTGGCGCCGGTGTACGGAAATGTGGCCGGCACACTTGGATACGTACTGGCGCTGTAGCACCAGGCTGGCACCCCGCCCGAGATGGCCAAAGTGTCGTAACGGATGTCAAAGCTGGTGTTGGCAATGAAGCCGATGAAGTACTTCTTGCCCTTTTGCAAGGTGACACCGGCGGGGAACGTCAGTGTGATCAGCCCCGCTGTGAAGGCCCCGTATTCGTTGCCCAAGGCCAGCAAGGCCCCGGGCTGATTGGGGACGTTGGGGTCCTCGCCATAGATCACCGGACGGCACTTGATGTCGGCCAGGTTGTTGTTGCACATCACACCAAAAGAGTTGATCGTGCAGTCGCGCTTGGCAGCGATGAAACCGTTGCCCATCGAAACATAACGGTTGTTCATCACGTACTTGTCCGTCTGCCAGCGTCCCAGATAGACACGGTTGGCCACCGCCGTCATGTAGTACGAGGAAGTGGAGGTCTGCGGGTTGGGATCGACCGCATAGGCCCCGGAAGATGTGAATTGGCTCACCACATCGGCTTTGGGCCACATGGTGAAGACCCGCTTTTCGCCAAGCAGGGTATTCATAGGGTAAGCACCGGGGCCGATGCTGGCATCACACACGTACAGGTCATCTACCGCAGCGGCCAGACCAGAAAACACGAGCACGTTCATTTGGGTCTGTGCGGTCAGGCTGGTGCTCAGGTTGAACACGCTGGCCACCACCTCATTGTTCACGCGCGCCACCAAGGCACCGTCATTGCTGCCCAGCTTCAGGCGGATTTCAAAGTACATCCAGGTGTTGAGGGTGAAGGCGCTGGGTACGCTGGCCGCCACGGTGGTGTAACTGCTGGTCGCAGCGTTGTAGAGCTGCAGCGTGATGGCCAGTGAAGCTGGATCAAAGACCACCCGGGCGATGATGTTGCTGCCGTTTCGCAGTGAGATCTGGCGGGTGTAAAGGGTGTTGTTGATGGAGTAAATCTTGAGGGCCATCCCGACAAAAACTTCGGAGAGGTTCGCGCCCAGACTCAGGGTGTTGAGGCTGTTGTACTGGCCCATGACCAACGCAGTTCCATTGAAACGGCCCTGAATGAACATCGGCAGGGAGCCTTCGGTATCTGTGAAACAACTCACATCAAGCAAGCTCCAGCCCGCCGTCGACATGTCGCTGGTGCCGGTGTAGTGGTCAAAGCCCTCGCACAGGATCAAGGCCATGGTTCATCTCCCGAATTTCATGCTGTTGCTCAGCTGTGTGCCGTTGCGGCTGGCCGCGCGGATGGACTCCATCAGCGAGACTTTGTGCTGGTTGAAAAAGCGCCGCACGCTGTCGCCGTCCAGCGCCTGCACATGAAAGTGCACGTCCTTGACACCTGCGCTGCCCCCACCCTCTCCGCTGGCCAGGCCGCGCACGGCGTCCGCCTGCGCCGCGGGCAGCACCATCTCGCGCTCATGCAACTGGGTCAGGGGGTTGACGCCACCGGGCACATCAAAGCCATCGCGCGCGCTGAACAGGCTCATGGCCCCCATCGCCATGGCCAGCGTGCCGGCATAGGCGCTCGCGGCCAAGGCCGGCCCGACAAAAGGGGTGGGCGCCACCGAAGCCGCCGCCCCGGTGGCCGCTTCAGCTGCATTGGCCCCCACCACGGTGGTCGCCTCGCCAATCTTGATGGACTTGACCAGCGCGCTGTTCATGATCTGGTTGACCACGAACTTGGCCAGCATGTTGGTGAAGGCGTCCAGCACGGCCGTAGCCATGCCCCGCATCAGCCCCGTGATGCTCAAGGTGCCCTTCATGAAGTTCTGCAGCACGCCAGTCATGCCCGACTCCATGCCGTCCTTGAAGGACCGGGTGTACTTGGCGTTCTCCTGGGCGCTGCGCGCGCGGATGGCCTGCATCTCCTGTTGGTGCGCCAACTCCAGCGCCTGGATCTCCGACAGGAGCTTCTGGTAGGCCACTGGGTCCATGTCGTCGCCCATGGCCAAGAGCGTCGCCTTGCGCTCCATCAGGGCTTGGTACTTGATGGCGTTGCGCTCTTGCTCGAACTGCGCTTGCTGGGCCAGCAACTCGGCGTTGGTCATCAGGCCCAGCGAGACCTGCAACTGGGCATCGCGCTCGCGCGCTCCCACCTCGGCCAGTTGCAAGTTCACCTGCATGGCACGTTGCTCATCGGCGATGGCTTTTTCCTGATCGGCCAGGGCCCGGCGAGCCATCAAGACCTTCTTCTGGGCCTCGATGGCCTGGCGGCTGTCGGCGTCGTAGTGCCGCGCCACCTCGGCGGCCATGCGCTCGGCGATGGCCAGGCGCTCCTTCTGGTTGTAGCGCCAGCCCTCCAGCTCGTCGTTCATGCGGGCGATGCGGATCTGGTACTGCTCCTTGAGGATGTCCAGTTCGGACTGCGCCACCTTGCGGGAGAGCGCCAGCATTTCCTCCTTGGTCAGGTCGCTGCGTGTCTGGATCTCGCCCCAGTAGTCCATCTCCTGCTGCTTGGACATCTCGCGCAGGTCGTTTTCCTTCTGGTAGGCCACCTTGCGGTCCATCAGGTCCACTTCCCACTGGCCCATGCGGCTTGGCGGGGTCTTGCCCTCACCGGATTCGCCCATGCTGCGCTGGCCACTGGCGGGCTTTTGCGCGGGGGTGCTCTTGCCCGACCAGGCGTCCTGGATGCGTTGCCAGGCGCGCTGGCCCTGCCCCACCATGTCCTCGGCCGCCTTGCTCCAGGTCTCCCGGATTTCCTGAAAGCGGGCGCTGGCGGCCGCTTTGGCTCCGGCGAAGTCGCCACCGGCCAGCTTGCTGAAGAACTCGTAGACCGCCATACCCGACAGGTACAGGGTGCGGGTAGTGGCCAGGCACACCGTCATCAGTTGCTCAAAGCCCGCCACCGCCAGGTTGAGCGCCGTGCCCAACACCTTCATGGCCGTGCGCATGAACTCCACCCGTTGCGGGCCGGTGGTGGCGAACCACTCCCCCAGTTCGGTGAGGATGGGTATCAGCGCATCGCCAATGGTCTTCTTGATGGCCAGCATCACATCGCCCGCGTCGTTGAGCGCGGCCTTGTAACGCTTGTAAGCGTCCACGTTTTCCTGGCTGACGGTCAGGCCCAGGGCTTCTTGCTTCTGGCGCGCCTCCTCCAGCACCTGGGCGTTGAGCTTGAGCAGTTGCATGGCTTCTTGCGCGCCGCGGCCAAACAGGGCCTGGGCGGCGATGTTGCGGTCGGTGCCCTCCTTGAACTCATTGAGCACTTTGAGGCTGGAGGTCATGATCTCCTGCATGGGCAGGAGGTGGCTGTTGGCGTCCCGGGTCTGCACTCCCAGCGCGCGCAGGCCGTCTTCGTTGGTGCGCAACTGCCGCGTGAGCATGGCCGAGGCCCCAATGAAGGTGTCGCTGGAGACGTAGATGTCGCCCAGCGCGATGTTCAGTCGGGCCGCCTCGTCCACTGTGATGCCCAGGGCGCGGCTGAGCTTGATGGCTTCGCCAGTGAACTTCTTGGTCTCGTCCACCGCTTCGCTGAAGAACTTGCCCCCCGCCAGCAAGGCGGTGAGCGCCACCAGAGGGGCCATGGCCAGCGTCATGGCTGCCCCCACGCGTTCAAAAGCCCCGGTCACCCCACTGGCCATCCCCTGGCTGGCGGCCGTGACCGCGCTGGTGTGGCCCTGCAGCGCGCTGGCCAGCCCAGAAAACGCCCCGTTCATGCGGTTGATGGCGCCTTCCACCGTCCCGGCCGCGCCCTCCATGCCGGATTTGAGTCCGGAGGTTTCGGCGCCGAACTTGACTTCGACGTTGTTGCCCTCGCTCATCGGGCCACCTGCGCGAACTGGGCCATCAGCTTGGCCATGTCCTCTTCACTGTCTGAGCGCTGAGGCTTGGCCTTGGGATACCCAAAGTAGGCCGCCACGAGCACGTGCAGGGGCGGAAACTGCTCGCAGTACCGGTTGAAGGCCTGCAGGCGGGGAATGTCGAATTGCTCACGGACCTGCTCGACGCTCATGCCCATGGTGATGGCCACATGCATGAACACCTCCGGCCAGGTCAACGCGTCGCCATCCCCGCCGGCGCTTCCCCCAGCGGGGTCCCGGCCAGCTCGGCTTCCTGCTGCTTGCGCTTGAGGCCGGAGACATCCATCACCGCTTCCATCACCTCGGCCATATTGCCCAGGTCCAGCAAATCGTTGACCACCCGCTCCCGGGTGATCTCGGGGTAGTTGCGGTGCAGCGCCATGAGCGTTGCATCCACCACCAGGCCCACGCTTTGAGGATCCAGCGCACCGGTGAAGCCGACCAGGCGCTCTTGCAGCACCTCCACGGCAGCCAGGTTCAGCGGCGGCACGACCAACTCGGTGCCGTCGGCAAAGACCTGGCGCACCCCTTTGAATTTGGGCAAATTGCTCATGAAGATTCCTTCGGGGCTCACTTGTCAGAGGTGGCGTAGGTCAGCACGTTGCCAGCGCTGTCGGCAAAACCCTCGAAATCGAATTCAGGCATGGCAAAGTCGTCGAGCTTGGTGGCAAAGGTCAGCTTGGTGCTGATGGCGTTGGGCAGCGTCCAGATCACGCTCTTGCCTTGGAACGGCGTGGCCAGATCCACCCGGAACGATGGCGCATAGCCCATGAGCACGTTTTGCACGGTGGACTTTTGCGCGCTGGTGCTGGTGGCGGTGTACTGGTAGTTGATGAAGACCACCTTGCCAGAGTCGGCGGCGGCGAAGGTGTAGACCCCGGCGCTCACGCTGTACTGGCCCGAGGTGGGGGCCGAGGCCACCCGCGTCATGGGCAGGCCGTTGGCATCCCGCACACCCAGGTCCACGGACCAGGTGCCCGAGCCGGGGGCCGAAGGCGTGACGGTGTAGGGGGAACTGGCCGGCACGGGGGTGCCCGCGGTGTCATAGACATCGGCAATCACCCCCGAGGTCAGGGTCTGGCCAAAGAACAGGTTGTTGAGCAGCGTTCCGTTGATTTGGGCGAACTTGGCCTTGCCGGTGACCTTGCCCTTGCCGCGGCCCACGGCCACAGGGAACTGGTTTTGCCCGTGCAGGGTTTTGTTCTCAAAGGACACGTCGAGCGACACGTCCTGCAAGGTGCCGAACTGGATCGGCGTGGGGGTGGCCAGCGGGTTGCCGGCGGCATCGGTCTGCGCCGTGCCCCACAAGATGCCCGAACCAAAAACGAATTGCGACATGGTCTTCTCCTTTAATTTGCAACCACCAACATGCGAAGCGGCACCACCGCGATGGACTGCAGCCCCAGCCAACCTTCATCGGTGTGAATCTCCCCCTCGATCCAGCAGTGCTCCACCAGACCGCCGAGGGTTTGTTTGAAAGCGGGGCCGGCCGGCGGGCGCAGCACCTCATCGAGTTCGTCCAGGATCTGGTTGACCGCCACGCTGGGCACGACCCCCGCGGTGTCGCGGTGGGCGTAGATCCAGACCTTGGCGTCCAGGTGGTACTTGGTGGGCAGGCCCGTCACCTGCTCGGCGGTCTGTGAGGTCACGGTCATGAACACCGCCGGTTGCAGGTTGGCGGGCACGTCCTCGTGGTGCGGCAGGATGCGCTCGCACTGCACCGGCGTGGGCATCTGCTGCAAGCGCTTGAAAAGCGCCTGGTAGCAGGTCTCCCGTTTCATGGAAGGTGTGGCCATGGCGTTCACTCCACACCTTTGGTGAAGGCCTGGCGGACTTGGGCGCTAGCCGTGGTGGACAGGCGCTGCAAGATCTCGGGCGTCATTTCCTGTAGCGAGGACTGCAGAAAGGAGCGCTGACGCAGGTTGTACGGGGGCACAAAAACGCGTTTCACGAAAACATCCCCACCACCTTGCAGAAAATGCAAGGCCTTAGCCTGCTGGACCTGCACCACATGGCCGGGCACACTGTGGCCGAGTTCATGCAGACGGCCATAAAAGACGTTGGTGCCCACCACCGCGTCGGTCGAGTGGCTGGTGCGCTGCATCTCCAGGTGAATGGAACGGCGCAGGCGGCCCGTTTGGACCTTGAGCACTTCCCCCGAGAGCTTTTGCTTGACACGCGCGCTGAGTTTGAGACCCAGCGCCAGCACCTCACGGTCCAGCGCGCTGGTGAGCGCGGGGATTGCCTGGCGCAGCGCAAAGGGCAGGCGTTTGCCCCGGGAGACTTCGGCGTGGATCATGCCGGCACCACCCTGCGGTAGCGGTTCAGCAAGGTGCGCACCGATTCGGGCATGTCCTTCAAGCTGTAGGCGGTGGTCTCACCGGCCAGGCCCTTGCTGACCAGGCCCACCCGATCTTTCTCGCGATACCGCAGCGAGACCATCTCGATGCAGGCCTGCGTCAGATCGGCCGGGGGCGCGGCAAAGCCTGCCTGGTAGCTCACGCTCACGTTGCCCCGCCCGCGCGGAAACACCAGGCCGCGCAGCACCAGGCGGTTTTCGTCGTGCCAGTAACCGATGGCGCTGTCGCTGGCGGCAGCGGCAATGACAGCCCCGTTGATGCGCAACTCCGCCACCGACACGATGGGGAAATTGCGCAGCACCAGGGTGTCGCTGCCGTTGCCGTCAAGCAAAGCGCTGTAGCTCTGCAACTCCAACGAGCGGTTGATCCAGGTCTGGATGAAACCGCTGGCGGCGTCGAGCATGCGGGCGAGCAAGGCGTCATCGGCCACACTGCCGATGGCCAGGTAGCCCTTGAACTGCTCGACGGTGGCCAGTTGCATCGCCATCACTTCTTGCCCTGAGCGCCGGTGGGAGCTACGCTGGCGGGCGGCTGATCGAGCACAGGCAGCTTGACCGTTTCGGGCGCCACTTCAGAGGCCGCAGGCACTTTGTCCTGGGCGCCCTCGTCCTCTCCTTTGTCCTCGCCCTTGTCATCGGCGATCTCGCTGAAGCCGTGCAGCAAGGCGCTGGCCACCGCCTTGTGCGGCACCTCCACGCGGCCACGCTTGACCTCGTACTCCTCGCCTTCGAAGGCAAAACAACTGGCGCCAGCAGGCGCTTTGAGCTTGGGCATGGGGACTCGTCTTTGGGGGAAATGGATTCGTTTGGGGTGTGAAGGCATCCGGGCACTTACCCGGATGCGATCAATTTGCTAGCCTTTATGGTCAAGCGTTGGCGATGTTGTTGATCACGCCCAGTGAGAACGGGGCATAGCACTGCAGCACCCCATCGGCATAGACGCCGTACTCGTACTTGCGCGAGACCAGCGGCCACTCCAGTTGGTAGTAGTCCTGGCGCATCAGCATCTGAGTGACGTTGCTCACGTTGGAGAGCGGGTACGGCAGTTTCTCGGTGTAGAAAAGGATGGTGCCGGCGGGCATGTTGGGGTGCACGCGCAGAGCCACCTTGGTACCGGTGACCTTGTTGAGGTACTCACCCACCACCAAACCGGCAGAGATGGTGCCGGGATTTTCTGCACCGGTGGTCAGGCGCAACAGGGGCGCGCCGCCGTTGGCCACGATCTTCTTGGTGATGTTCACCAACTCCTGCGAGCTGACGTAGACCACCGTCGGCGAGAGGCGGAACTTGTTGTAGAAGTTCACGAAGGCCTGCTCGAAGTCGGCGATGCCGCCGGCGCCATCGGCCGTCAGGCCGCTGTTGCCGGTGGGCAGCGTGTTGATGTAGGCGTTGGAGCCAGGCTTGAAGGCTTGGTACAGCAGGCCATCGAAGTCCAGCGCGGAGGTGGAGTGGTCGGCCGCGCCCAGGCTGGAAGCCAGTTGCGCCGTCGGGGCAGGCAGCGCCGTGAGGGTGGCGCTGTTGACGCTGGTGACGGCCACCAGTTTCTCGGCGCCCGCCGTGCCCAGGTACCAGGCGTAGCCGACGGCGCCATTGGTGGCGGTGACGCTGGCGTTGATGGAGCCGGCCGAAGTGGCGCCCACCGTCACGCTCTGCGCGGCAGAAGGTTGGGCCGAACCGCCGCCAAAGCTGTCGGTGGAGCCGCCCGCGTTGGTGCGGGTGATCTGGCCGGGAACGCTGGCCGTGGCGGCCGAGAAGTACTGGCCGCTGGAGCCGTTGTTCACGCCCACGACATCGATGTAGGCCTGCAGGCCCAGCGCCACGGCGATCAGCGAGTAAGTGCCGCCAGCGATGGTGCCACCGGTGGTCAGGCCCGTGGCGGCAGGCGTGGCCGTCTGGCCCATGGCCACACTGGTGTTGCCGCCCAGGATCAGGCGCTCTTCCTGCACCATCAGCGCAGCCAGCGACTGCTCCACCGCCAGCGCTTTCACGTCCTCGAAGTTCTTGGAGGCGTAGTTCGCCTCGAAGTTCACGCTGTTTTCCAGACCGAAGCCACGGAAAGCGGCAAAGTTTTCGGTCAGTGCGTGGTTGATGACGCCGCCACGGTTGCCTTCGCTGACACCGGCGCGCACGTTTTGCACGTTGATGTTGGTGATGGCCTTCCAGTTGGCCTGGATCGCATAGCCCCCGGGCACGCGGGCAATGGAGTTGCGCAGCGGGGTGTCCACCGGGTAGAGCTTCTTGGAAGGCGCCTCCAGGTTGTAGGCCTGCACACCCGTGGTGGCGGTGCCTGGTTGGACAAAGGACTTGATGAGTGGGTCCGGGCTGGATTGAGCGACTTTCATCAATTCCAGGGTTTCGGCGGTCAGATTGGCACCCATGTGGATCTCCTCAGAAATAAGTGGGTCAGGTTGGTAACGGTTGATGAAATGGCATCCGCTCACCCTCAGCGGGCCGCGACACCGCCCTTGGCATGAAGCATCTTGATCAGCGAGGCCGCGTCATTGACCTGGCCGTGCGCGTCCAGCACCGGGCGCACATCGCCCTCGCCCTTGGCCAGGCCAGCCTCCTGGGCGGCCTGCGCGTCGTCCTGCAAGTCCATGCTTTTGCTGATGGCCATGGCGTTCAGGAGGGCCTTGCCCGGTGCGGGCATTGCTTTGAGGCGCGTGAGTTCGCCCTGCAGGTGGGTGTTTTCTTGAGACAGTCGCTGCACATGGGCCTGCACCAGCGCGACCTTTTCCAGCGCCAGCGCGGTCTGCTCGGCCAACTTGACCACATCGGCGCCTTGGACATGGGTTGGATCGGCATCGGCTGGCGAGGCATCGGCTTTGGCCGTGCTGCACGCCACCCCCAACTCCACCAGGCTGTCGTGCATGGCCTGCATCTTTTGCATGCTCACGCCAGAAAAGCGGCGCCCGACCTTATGAACGGTGCCAGCGCCTTCGCCTTGGGTGGACACGCCATCGGCCAAGGCCACATCCTGGGTGCGTGCGGCGTTGTCCTCCTGGATCTCGCTGGCAATGAATTCCTTGAGCGCGCTCACCGCGGTTTGCAGGGCATTGACCTGCTTGGCGGCTTCACTGCCCTCCTCACCGTCCTCGCCCTGCGCCATCTCGTCGCGCTCCTTTTGCAGCACGTACTGGATGCTGCCCAGCGCCTGCAAGGCCTGGCCTGCGTCCCAGATTTCTTCCCCGGTGGATTTGCCCACCTGAGCGTCAGCGGATTGGGCCGCAGCGTCAGCGACCGGATCGACGTTCACCTGCGCGTCAGTGGTGTCCGCCACCGCTGCGTCAGCAGTGACCGCGGTTTTGGCATCCGCTTTGGCCAGGGCCACCAGGCGCTGGGCGCTGATGGCGCCCTGATCGAGCATCTGCGCCAATTGGGTGACGGCCGCTTCTTCATCGCTGGGTTTGGCATCGCTCGTGGCGGCTTCCGCTTTCCACAACGTGATCAGCGCTTCGGGGTTGGCGGGCCGGTCCACCAGGCTGATCTCGGTCAGGCGCAACGCGTTGATCACGTTGTCCACCTTCTCGATGGCTTTGCCGCCGATGGAAAAGCCTTTGTAGACCCCCGCCTTGACCTTGCTCCAGGCGTTGTCATCGACCACATGGGCGCTGATGAAGGTGCCCTTGTCGTCCATCTCCACCGACTTGGCCACGCCCACGGCGCTGGGCTGGTGCATCTCGCGGATGTTGGCAAAGCGCATGTAGTCCTGCAGCGCCGCAGCCATCGCCTGCTTGGTCACGATCTCGCCCTGCACATCCAGCGCCTCGGTGCTCGCATAGCCGTAGACCATGCGTTGCTCATCATCGACTTTGCAGATTTCGGCGTAGAAGTGTTTCATGTGTCCCATCCTTTACGCTATCTTTTTGATAGCCGTTTAGATGGGCGGATGATAGCAGTCCTGAAGCTTTGTGGGTGATTTTTTTAATGCTTCCTGTTAGCACGCACACTTTGCGCTATCAGATTGCGCGCCTTAGAACGCCGTGAGGATCACGATGCCATCACCGCCGCGCCCGCCTGCGGAACGGGTACCGCCGGTGAGCGTGCCCCCTCCGCCTCCGCCACCACAGCCCATGGCGCCGGCCCCACCGTTGCCGCCCGAGCCCCCTTGGCCTCCGCCGGAGGCGCCTCCGGTACCACCATAAAAAAAGAACAGGCCCGGCACCTTCAAACCGTTGGCCCCCTGTCCTCCGTTGGCGGAAGTGGAACCCCCGGCAACGCCCCCACTGTGCACCGGGTACAGGCCACCGGCACCGACCGTGTTGAAAGCTCCGCCAGGGTTGCCATTCGAAGCCGCGTTGCCCAGACCACCGCCGCCGGTGCCCCCCGTCAAGAAGATGCCTGAAGTGGGCAAGGACAGCGCCCCCCCTGCGCCGGTGGTTCCGCCAGCCACGCCCGCTTGGCCGGCCGCCGCCATGTTGCTGCTGGCCAGGCAGGGAGCGGCCATCCCGGCCAACATGGCGCTGCCCACGCCGGTGCTGCTGGCCAATGCACCGGCCGAACCCGCCGTGGAACCCGATCCTGCTCCGCCGCCGCTGCCCACGGTGCACTTGACCAGAATATGGTGGGTTGCACTGATGTCGGGGACCGCAGCGATGTGGGTGTAGCCACCCAGGCCCCCCACGCCGGCCACACCACCAGCGCCTCCATGGCCGACGGAAATGTACAAGCGCTCGGGCAGCATCCACGCAGGCACCCACATCACCGCTGCCTGACCTGAGGCGCCCCCCCCGCCACCGGCAGCAGCGCTGTTGGAGCCCACCGCCCCGGCCCCTCCGCCGCAGCCGCCGGAAACAGCCACGATGTGAACAAAGGAAATGCCACGTGGTCGCTCCCAGATTTGCCATTGGACATTGGTCGCATAGGCTGTGGGCGAGAACACCTGCACATCGGCCTTTTGTGAAGGCGGTAGGTGAAAAAAATCGTAAGCCATCAGTAATGCCCTCCCACCGCTGTCACGACCCAGCCGGCGGCCACGGTCGTGCCCAGCCCCACATAGACGTGCTGTCCCGGTGGCAAGGCCAGATTCATCGGGTACTCCACCTCGGGCGAAGACACCGAGGCACTGGCGGTGGTGGCCGGCAGGTTCGCCTCGCCGAACAGGATGTTGGTCAGCAGGTATGCGGTCGGGTCCGCATGCACAGGCGGCGTGCTACCCATTCCCGGTGTGGTGCTGTCCATCAGCACACTGGTGCCCGTGGTTTCGTAGAGCAGCACCTGACCGCCCGTCACCGGCCCGACAAAAAGCCGGTAACGCACGGCGCCGGCCACGCCATTCCACTCCCAGGTGATGGCACTACCCGCACTGGTCACATAGACCGCTGCGGATTCGCTGGACAGGGCACTGGCTCCTCCCCATTGATCCACCGCCTGGACCTTGGCGAAGCAATTGCCCACGGCCAGGCTGCCTGCACCGGCGCTCACCGTGCCGGTGGGCGTACCGCTGACCGCGGCCAGCGGACTGGCCAGATTGAGCGCGCCGGTGTTGAGGTAGACGCGCGCCACACTGGCCGCATTGGTCCCCAGGGCCTTGAAGCGCAGTTTTTGCAGGAAACTGCCGTTGCTGGGATCGGCCTGGAACACCAGTCCATTGAGCGGGCTTTGGCCGTTGTAGTCGGCCGCGGCAGTGGTCAGCGTGACCCCGCCCTGGACGGAGCCGACGCGGGTGAACATGGGGTTGGCATTGGCGCTCATGGCAGGTTGAATCCCAGTGAAGTGGCGATGGTGTTGCCCAGGCCCACACTGGCCGCCGCGCCTTGCGGCGCCACCTCCAGCACGTCCCAGCAGTTGTCGGCGCCATTGAAAGCACAGCGCACATAGAGGGTTTGACCAGGCACCGTGGTGCCGGGCAATGTGGCCCCGATCCCCCGAAAGCAACCTGCCCCCATGCTGGTCCAGGTGAGACTGCGGGCGCTGCCGTTGTCCTGGATGCGCAGCAGGTAGCTCTGACCGTTTTGCGGTGCGTTGGGATCGGCCAGCAGGATCAGGTTGTTGGCCAGTGCGGTGATGTGGAACTGGTCATCGACGTTGGAGGTCGGCGTGAAGCTGGGGTTCGGACTGGCGGCGCTGCCCACGCGCGGCGTGGAGATGTCCACCCAGTACAGGCCGTTGAAGCCTTGCCAGCGTCCGGTGCTGGGCATGAAGCGGAAGGTGGCGTAGTCGCCCCCGGCCACCACCAGCAGAGCGCCTTGCGTGGCGTGCGCACGCGTGACGATGGCCAGCACCTGCGTCGCAGCGAAAGAATCGGTCAGGATGGCGTTAACCAGTTCACCGCTGGGGCTGATCCACAGGCGGTCGCGCAAAGCCCAGGCGCTGGTGTCCAAGCCCTGCAGTTCGCCCTGCACCACCACCGTGCCACTGGCCCCAGCGGCGATATCTTCACTGAGCAAGCCCAGCACCGGCATGCGCGTGAGGTCGTTGGCATCCGCCGCCCCCACCTGATAGCTGTAGGGTGCCACCACCCCGCTTTGGTAGACCGGACTCCCCTTGGTGAGGGTGGCGGCACTGGCGTTGTTGACGGGCAGCACCAGCGCGGTGCTGGGCCCTGCGCCACCGCCCGCTGCGTTGGTCCAGGCACTGCCGTTCCAGGCAAGGGTCTGCCCCACCAGCAGCGAGGACAGCGACACATCGGCCAGGCCCGAGAGTTGGCCGGCGCCAATCTGCACCACCGCCGCACCGTCGTGCATGTAGATCTTGCGGTCGGTGGTGTTGACCGCCATTTCGTGGGCCACCAGTTGCGCCGTGGTCGGCACCTTGGCGGCCACGTTGGAGCGTTTGGGCAGCAGGGTGTTGCTCATGCCCGCCTCTTAGAACGTGCCGCCGTCGATGGCAGAGGCATCCGAGAGCAAGGTACCCGAGGTAGGCAGCGTGAGGTTGGTCGCCGCGGTGGCCACCAGCGTGATGCCGAATGCCCCGCTGGTGGTGAGTGCGCCCGCCAGGTTCACGTTGCCGCCCAGCGTGGTGGTGAAACTGCCGTTGTTCACGCCCGAGCCGCCATAGCTGGGTGAGATCACCGCGCCCTGCCAGGTGCCGGTGCCCACCGTGCCCAGCGTGGTGATGGAGGTTTGTCCGGCGTAGGTGCTGGCGATGTCCACGCTGTCGGCGTTCACCGTGATGCGGTTGGCCGTGCCCACCACGTCCAGCGTGCTGCCCGTCTTGGTGAGGCCCGCCCCCGCGGTGATCTGTCCCGCCCCGGAAAACTGCGCAAACGCCAGCGCCGTGCCACTGGCGCCGCCGATCACGATGGGGTTGTTGGTGGTGAGCACCCAGCCCGAATCGGCGTTGCTCGCACCCTCCTCCACGAACATGAAAGCGCCCGACGTGACCAGTGCATCGGCATCGAAGTCCGTGGCGCGGTCCCAAACCCCGTTGCTGCCGGTGCCCAGGGTGCTCACGCTCCAGACCCCGTTTTGCGCGGCGTTGTTCTGGTCCTTGAGCAGCAGGCGGTCGCCTGCGGCCAGGTTCACACCGTCCAGGGTGTTGGGGGCGGCCGTGAATTGTCCACGTGCACTGGTGCCACCGGTGGCGGCATAGGTCGCGCTGACGCTCGCGCTGCTGGCCAGGCGCACCGACTGCTTCACATCCAGACCCGAGCGGGCGGCGTCCACATACGCTTTGGTGGCCGCGTCGCCGTCGGCCGTGGGCGTGGCCAGGTTGGTGAGTTTTTGGCTGTTGAACGAGACCGCTGCGGTGGGCGCGGTCATCTGGTCCAGGCGGGAGGTGCGCACCTGGGTGTCAAAGTCACTGAGCTTGGCGGCCGTGAGCGTGGGGATGTCCCCGGCCACCAGCGCGCGAAAGGTCGGTGCGCCCGCACTGCCATTGGGCGCAGCGAACACCGTGTTGGCGCTCTGACTGGCCAGGCTGGCGCTCAAGGTGCCGCTGGCGGTGACGGGTGAACCGGACACCGTGAACAGGCTGGGCAGGGACAGCGCCACCGAAGTGACCGTGCCCACGCCCAGGCCGCTCAGGAAATTGGCCTTGGTGATGCGCTTGGTGCTGGTGCCGTCGTGCAGCGCCACGTAATCGGTGCTCGCCGCCACGGTGGCCGTGGCCAGGTTGCTCAGGTCCACGCTGAGTGCGCGGTTGGCCGACAGGTCACCGCCACCGGCCAGGCCCGAATTGGCCACCGTGGACAGGCTGCGTGCCACCCCGACAAAGGCACCTGGGCCACCAATCGGGATCACGCTGGTGGCGCTGCCCCCTGCCCCACCCGTGCCGAAGCCGTAGTAGAGCGTGTTGTCCTGCTCGTTGTAGGCCAACTCGGCGTTGGCCAGGCTTGCGGGCGCGCCCGCAGCGCCCCCTGAGGCGCGACGTTTGATGCGAAGGGTGTTGGCCATTTCGCTCTCCTTTTAAAAATTGCCACCATCGGTGATGGTTTGTTGGGCGCTGTTGGTCCAGGTGCTGCTCTCGCTCAGCTGCAGCACATCGCCCGGTTGGGGGTTGCTGACCACCACGGGCAGGCCGCCGATGGCCGTTCCGCCTGGCGGCCCCACCGGGCCGGGGATGCCTTGCACGCCCTGTGGACCAGAGGCCGACAACTCCAGACGGGTGACGGCCGGCGCCAGCGCGAGCGTGGGCCCACCGTCCGCGATCTCCACGGTGTGCTGCAAAGGGCTGACCACCACGTCCATGGCCGCGCCCGTTCAGACCTGCCCGTCCACCAGCAACGCGCCTTCGAGCAAGCGCGTCACCTGGCCGCCCGGGCTGGTGAGGTCGAGTTGGTAGACGTACTGGCCAGGCGCCAGGCTGGCCGTGAGGCTGGCGGGCAAATCGATCATCACCACGCCCAAGGCGCCATCGATCACGATCTGGCCGTTGGCGGTGCTCGCCTGCAGCACTGGCGCTTCGCCCTTGCTCACGGCTGCACGCAGTTGCGCCGCGTAGCCCGTCAGATCGATCAGCACACCGGCCGCATCGCGGTAGGTAAGTGCCAGATTGAAGGAGGCGCCCTGCGCCAGCAGCAGCTTGTAGATCCCGGCACTCACGGCGAGTCCTTTATTTCTATCATTTTGCTAGCCTTAATGGACCAACTAAAACCCGGACGCGGTTTCATCGACCAAGTCCGTGAACAACACCGGTGCGATGTCGCAACGGCAATTGGGGTGCTCGGGCGGGAACTGCGCGCCGCTGGGAAACTCCTCGTCCATCGGCAGGGGCGGGCTTTCGCCGTTCAACTGGCAGTCTTCGCTGACGCGGTCGTCGTTGGCGGTGATCCAGCGCTTATAAACCTCCACCCCGTTCTGGTTGGCGGCCTGGTAAAGAGCGACGTTGCCCTGCACATCGGCCATGGCGGTCTCGGTGCGCGCGATCATGAGGGCGCGATCCGCACTGAAGGCACCGGACTCTTCGATGGCCTGCGCAAGTTGCTGGGCGCTCCATCCCTCGTCAATGGCTTGCGTGACTTGGGTGCGCAGCATGTCCTGCGTGGCCTGCCCGATCTGCCAGTCGGCCCCGGCCACGTCCTGCAGTTGGCCGTCCACCCAGCGCTTGCCCACCATCTCGGCGGCGCGGGTGCGGGCGTACTCGCTGGCGCGTTCGTTGGCCAGGTCCAGCGCCTGCGGCAAGCTGTCCGTGATCTGCAGTTGCACCGCGGCCTGCACCGCACCGTCAATGGCCAACGCCGCCAACAGATCGGCCACCTCCGGCACCATCACATCCCAGTCCAAGTCCAGGCTGGCCAGCACCGATTCCACGTCGTGGCGCGGCAAGTCCATCTTGGCGCGGACTTGTAAAGCGGTGGCCAATTGCCTGGCTGCACGCGGGGCCAGCACAGCAAAGCGCTTTTGCAACACCCGCTGCAACTGGTTGCGCACCTGGCGCACCTTCTGGCGGTTGCGCCCGACCGGGCTCAGGGTGCGCGGCGCCGCCTTGGACAGTTTGTCCGTGGCCTGCGCATCGTCCGGGTTTTTGTCGGGTGGTCGGGCATGGGAGGGGGCGGGCCCCTTCCCGGCCGAAGTTGCATCGGGCTCTTGCGTCTCGGCCAGCGCCTGCAGGCCCAACTCCTCGCGCACCTCGTTGACCTGCTTGACCCCAGTGTTGACGTAGATCTGGTTGATCTGCGCCTGTTGCAAGGGGTCCGGGTCCTTGCTGTCGACCCAGACCAGTTGCAAGTCCTTCCAGCCGAAATACTTCCAGACCACATAGTCCACCAGGCCTTTGACCCAGGCCATGATGGGCGCCAAGCCTTCTTCCTTGACCTGCTCGCCCAGGCTCTGCGCGGTGGCGCGGTTTTGTTGGGCGATCAGGGCGTTGGGACTGATGCCGAAGGCGTAGCAAATCACCCTTGCCAGCCACTCGTCGTACTGGTCCTTGAGCAGGCCATCCTTGGTGTTGACGGGGCTCACCCCGCTGGGCACGAACATGGTGCCACGGCGTGCCCCTGTGTTGCCCGCAAGCACACTGTCCCACCAGGTCTTGAACTGCATCAACTGGTCCGGCGACCATTCCGGCGGCACCTGCAATATCAGGTCGGGCGTGCTGCCTTCGCTGTAGTACTGCAGCTGCGAAAGTTGCCGGCGCAACGCGATGTTCACGGTCATCAGGATCTGCTCGACCGGGCTGTAGCCGTAGACGCGGTGGGTGCGTACGTTGCGCGGCTTGTAGATCAATTCGTCACGGGAATAGTCCACGGCCGGCAAGCCCTTGATCACCTGCTGGTAGGCCACCTGGGGCGGCAGCGGCGTACGCCCACTGCCATCGATCACCCGCTTTACGGTGGCGCCATCGAGCGGCTCCAGCGCGTACAGACCGCCCCCCAGGTTCAGGCGTGGGTAGACCGTGGGCGCATCCAGCACCAGCAGGTCCTCCAGCAGCATGCGCAGCCACTCCTCCCAACTGTGCTCCTGATCGGGAAAGCGAAAAAACTCCTGCAGTTGCGCGCAGCGCTGGTCCGCCTCCTTTTGCGGATCCTGTGGCTTGAATTCAAAGGCCAGTTTGCACACCAGGTCTTTGCGCGTCTCGATCACCAGGCGCAAGAGGTCCAGGTTGTCGGCCAGCGCTCGCAACTGGGCAAAACTCACGGGCTCATAGGCGCGCGGCTGGATCTGGGTGTTGTAGCCGGCCGGGAAATCAAAGCGCCGGGCCAGTGCCGCCTCTTGCGCCGCCGGAGCGACCGGCTGCTGCGGGCCAAACCATTCCGGAGCCTGCGGGTCACGGCCGCTGACCATGTAACGCACGCCACGAACCACCCGGTCGATCAGGCCGGGCTCCAAAGGGGTACGGGTTGCTTGGTTCAT